GGAGCCGGCGAACCTCACTGGTGTTTTGTGGCTCGATTATGAGCCGACGGAGTGGCGCTGAATGGAACGGGTCATCGCCTTCACCGGAGCCGCCCTCATCTCTGCGGCCGCCCTTACGGCTCAAATCGCGGATCGGCGCGCCGATAAGTGGCGCGAGGCCTTTGACGAGATTGCGGCCGATGTCGGCACAGACGCGATGCATACTGTCTCCGTCAATCCCTTCATCGGGTGTGGTTGGCGGTTCGGTGAAACGATCCACGCCACCACCACAATCGCGGGCGAGAGGGCGGAGATCAATTTCTGCCTCAACCGTGACGGCACCGGGCATTTCGAGATCGGCACCTTCACTGGCGGCCCTGTTGGGGAGTGAGCTAGATGCCGCAGCCCCTGACCCCCGTCGTAATCGACGAAGCGACCCCTGAGGACGTAGGCAACTGGCGCACAGCCCTGCCTTACGTCCGCTTCCCCGTCTCCGAATACCGTGCACCCGCACGGTGCAGCCGGGAGGGTGTTTGCCCTTCTCCCTCCGCCCTCCCGGCTGATGTTCCCGCTTCCCCCAGCGCGGGAGATGCGGCGTGAGCGTTCGCATCCTCATAGGTGACTGCCGGGAGCGTCTCCGCGAATTGCCGGAGGCCAGCGTGAACTGCTGCGTCACCAGCCCCCCATACTTCGGCCTGCGCGACTACGGTGTCGACGGGCAGATGGGGCTTGAGGCGACGCCGAGTTGCAATCGGCAAGGGCTTATGCGCCTGCGGAGCGACCTAACCGAAGCTCAGCGACAGTTCGTGGCCCTTCGCCTTTTGGGCGTGGAACTCCCCGATGCCTAGAGTGGTGGCACGGAGAGCAGAGCGCAACGCCGTTGGACGGCTCATAGCGCAGCGCCGGGTTCTCGGCCCACGATTGCAGATGGTGCGCGTGCAGCTTGCCGCCAGCCTTCGTCCCGCAATCCTGGCAGGTCCAATTGTCGCGCTCCATGACGGCTGCTCGGAACGCCTTGTAGAGCGGGTTGCTGTAGTCAGCAGCGCGTGCCGGTCGTGTTCCGCCCTTCCAGTTCGGATGCGCTGGGCCGATCAGGTGGTCATTGCGCGGAGGCTTAACACCAGCCTCCCGCAGCCCGTTGCCGATCGCGACCTTGTGACTGTCGGTGAGCGCCCTGCCGCGCAAGGCCTTGGCGATGTTATCCCGCTGCTCGGCGGGCATAACTCGCCCAGCAGTCGTCGGCTTTCCCTTTCTCGCAGCGGCAATCCGCGCCCTCGCAGTCGCCGTTTTGGCGGGATTGTCGGCAAGGTTTCGCGCCACCGTCCGGCACGAGCGCGAGCAGAATTGCAGGCCCCGCCCAACGTAGGGCTGGCCGCATTGATCGCAGGTTCTCCGGTGGGTCTTCGGCATGGCTTCAATCATAGCGGAAAGGTGGCGTAGGTGCTAGGCCAAAGCGTCCTCATTGCGAGAGATAGGCTCCCCGCCGACCTGCTCGAATACTTCGAGCCTGCGGAGTGCGGCGAGTGCTTCGTCTGCGGCATGGTGGCGCTGTTCCGCGAGGTTCGGCGCGTGCTGCGGGATGATGGCACGCTCTGGCTGAACTTGGGGGATAGCTACGCTGGTTCGTGGGGTGCACGCGGGCGTGGCGAGGATACGAATGCCTCTCGGCCCGACCTAGAAGCCAAACACGGCATCGCCGCCCCGGCAAGGAACGGGTTCCCGGGCATCAAGCCCAAAGACCTTATCGGCATACCGTGGCGCGTCGCCTTCGCTCTACAGGCTGATGGCTGGTATCTTCGCCAGGACATCATCTGGTCGAAGCCGAACCCGATGCCGGAATCGGTGCGGGACCGCTGCACCAAGGCGCATGAGTATCTGTTCCTGCTGAGTAAGGGGCCGAGGTATTATTTCGATGCCGAGGCGATTGCGGAGGAATCCGCGTATCCCGGCGACGAGCGGCATCTGCGGACTGATAAGACAATCGAGTTCGCCCGCCCTGACGGTGGCAGCAGGGCCCGAACAGCCAAGCCAACTGGAGACACCCGCAACAAGCGCTCAGTCTGGACCGTCGCCACGCAGCCTTTCAGCGGCGCCCACTTCGCCACCTACCCGCCCGCGCTGATCGAACCCTGCATCCTCGCCGGATGCCCCGCTGGCGGCACTGTGCTGGACCCGTTTTTCGGAGCCGGAACGACCGGCCTCGTTGCCGACCGTCTCGGACGCGACTGCATCGGGATCGAACTCAACCCTGAATACGCCGCCATCGCCGAGCGACGCATCAAGGATGAGGCTGGCATGTTCGCCGAAGTGAGGGCCGCCTGATGCGCAAGGAAGTCATCGGGCGCGCCACGCTTTACCTTGGGGATTGCCGGGACATCCTGCCGACGCTGCCGAAGGTGGACGCGGTGGTGACGGATTTGGCGGCCGGGACCGCAGCCGAGCATTTGGTCTGCGCCGACCTTTTGCTTGCGGGCTATCGCGCTTTCCTGGCTGATCAGAACTGCCCGTATGATGTCGCGGTCGATGTCGCCGGTCGCCTGATCCGCATTCAGGTTAAGGCCACCCGTCGGCAGCGAGCGATACCCCAGCGAGCTTCTCACATTCCCGCCTACATGTGGCATGTTCGCCGGGCCGGTAAGGGAGGTCGCCGCGTCTATGCGGCTGATGATTTCGACATGCTCGCACTGGTTGCGCTGGATGTTCGGCGCATCGCCTACGCACCGCCGTCCGAACTGAAACAGACAATCCACATCAGACCCAATGACGACGCGAAGGTTGGAAAGACCTTTGCCGCGCTGACCTTTGATCGCGCGCTGGCGGAGGTTCTTAATGCGCATTGAAACTATTGGCAGAGCCACCCTCTATTTGGCTGATTGCGCGGAGGTGCTGCCCCTTCTCCCCAAAGTGGATGGGGTCTGCACAGATCCGCCCTACGGGATTGGCGCTGATGCAACCATGTCTAAACAGGGCGGCACTAAGTATGGCAACGCTGCCGCCGCGAAGCGTCACTACGAGGCAACGAACTGGGACGCCGCTCCGCCCGAGGATGCGCTCATTCGGGCAGTTGTAGCTGCAGGAACACACGCAATCCTTTTTGGCGGCAACTACTTCGGACTCCCGGCAAGCCGCTGCTGGCTCGTTTGGGACAAGGTCAACGGTGAGAATGCCTTCGCCGATTGCGAGCTTGCTTGGACGAACATCGACAAGCCCGTCAGGCTCATTCGGCATATGTGGAATGGGATGCTCCGCAAGGGGCAAGAGGAGCGAACCGACCACCCCACTCAGAAGCCCGTTGGGGTCATGAAGTGGTGCATCTCGCACCTGCCAGAGCCTAACCGGCTGATCCTCGACCCCTTCATGGGCTCCGGCACGACCGGCGTTGCAGCCGTGCAGATGGGCCGCGACTTCATCGGCATCGAGCGCGAACCGAAGTATTTCGACATCGCCTGCAAGCGGATCGAGGAAGCCCAACGTCAAGGCGACCTGTTCATCTCCGGAGGTGCGGCATGATGCGCGGACACGGCCCCCTTAGCGAACCCGAATGGGCGCAACTCGAAGCCGAGCTTGCCGCCGCGCGCGGCATCGCCGTCGGCCTTTGCATATCGCTGGCGTTCTGGGCCGCGGTGGCTGCCCTCGTGGCCGCTCTCATCAACTAGTTTTCAATGGGGAGAAGTGACGTGAATGCACAGACGAAAGTGGAGGCGCCCTCAATCGAGGCTGTCCTTGCGACCGTGCTGCCCAAGCTAGGGGCGGTTTACAAGAACAAGAAAAACCCGGCCTTCAAGTCCAACTATGCCGACCTTTCGGCAGTGCTGGCCGCGATTGCGCCGATTGCCGAACACGGGCTTTGGTTCCGGCAGGTGCCTGTCCAGATCGACGGCGGGATCGGGATCGAGACGTTTTATATCCACGTAAGCGGAGCCGAGCTTAGCGCTGGCGTCACTCCCGTGCCGGTGAACAAGAACGACGCTCAAGGGCTTGGCAGCGCCATGACCTACGGGCGCCGCTACGGGCTCATGACCGCGTTCGGGCTCTCTGCGGACGATGACGACGGCAACGCTGCTGCACGGGCCGCTCCGCGCGTCGAAAAGGCCCCCGCCAAGCTTTCAGACGATGACCTTACGAAGATCATCCAGCTTTGCGAAGTGGTGGGCGGCAATCAGCCCGCGCTCATCTGCAACGCCTACAAGATCGAGGCGCTTACCGACCTAACGCCATCGCAGGCGCAAGCCGTAATCAGGAAGCTGAGCGACAAGCTAGCATCGAAGGCCAAGGCCGAGAGCAACAAGGAGGCAGAGCATGCCTGAGCCCGGCAAGCACACGAAACGCGGGAACGAGCGTCTCTTTTGGGTCTGGGCTGACATGAAGGCTCGGTGCTCAAATCCGAACCATGCAGCCTATCCGAATTATGGCGGGCGCGGAATTACGGTTTGTGAACGATGGCAGTCATTCTCTGACTTCGCGGAGGACATGCTGCCTCGGCCCGAAGGCGGAATGCTTGATCGCGTTGATAATGATGGTCCGTATTCCCCTGAGAACTGCCGATGGGCCACTCGCAAAGAGCAAAACAGCAATCGCCGGAACTGCATCTACGTGAAGCACCGTGGGGAGCGGGTGACGCTCAAGGAATACTGCCGCCGAGAAGGCATACGGTATCGCCCCGTAGTCAGTCGCATCCAAGATCGCGGCTGGCCTCTCGATCTCGCCCTTACGGTCCCGGTCGGCTCTGGTTTCCGCCTGTCGAAGGAGAAGCGCCGTGCTTGATCTAATCCAAGGCACTGACGAGTGGCGCGCTGCTCGCGCGGGCAGCCTCGGTGCGTCTCAAGTTGCTGATGTTCTCGCAAAAACGAAAAACGGGTGGGGGGCTTCCCGGAAGAACATTCACGCGCAGCTCGTAACGGAACGGTTGACGGGCCTTCCGACTGACACCTTCTGCTCCCCCGCTATGCAGTGGGGCAAGGACAATGAACCTCGCGCCCGAGCGATGTACTCTTTCACCACCGGCAACGAAGTTGTTGAGGTTGGGCTTGTCCGCCACCCGACGATCAAAGGCACTCATGCTAGCCCAGATGGGCTCTGTGGTTCAGATGGGCTCTGCGAAATTAAGTGCCCAAACAGCGCGACACATATTGAGACGCTGACCGGCACTCCAATAGCGGATCGCTATCTCAAACAAATGCAGTGGCAGATGCGCATCTGCGACCGCGCATGGTGCGATTTTGTGAGCTTTGACCCTCGAATGCCCGAGGAAATGCAATTGCACATCGAGCGCGTCCACCGGGACGAAGCCGTGATCTCCGAAATGGAAGCCGAAGTTGTCAAATTCCTCGCCGAAGTGGACGCCACCGTTGCCGACCTTCGCGAGCGCTATCTTCAAAGAGAGGCCGCCTAATGCTCAATCAATGCCAATTCATCGGCCACCTTGGCGCCGATCCTGAATCGCGATCCTTCCAGAATGGAGGGAAGGTTTGCAACTTCCGCCTCGCCGTTACCGAGAAGTGGAAGGACAGGAACGGCGAGCGCCAGGAAAAGACCGAATGGGTCAGCGTGGCGATATTCTCCGAAGGGTTGGCAGGGGTGGCCGAACGCTACCTGCGCAAAGGCTCCAAGGTATTCATCTCGGGCAAACTCTCGACCAGGAAATGGCAGGACCAGTCGGGTGCCGACCGCTACTCGACAGAGGTTGTCTTGCAGGGGCCCAACGCGATTCTGACGATGCTCGACGGCCCACAGGGCCAGCGGGATAGCGGGGGCTATGATCGCGAAGCCGCGCGCCGGGAGATCGAGAACGCGCGTGGGCCGGTCGATCTCGATGACGAAGTGCCGTTCTGATGGCAAAGCGCCCCAACAGAGCCGAGCAACTGCACATGGCCCGCGTGGCTGGCTTGCCATGCCTCGCCTGCGGGGCGCGTCCAGTATGCGTGCATCACGTTATCGGATATGCTGACAGGCCGGGGCGGTTGTCGAAGGATCACCGCCTCGTCACTCCGCTTTGCCCTCGTCACCATGACGTGCAGCATGGCCCTCGCTCTAGCGTCGAGGCGCTAGGCCATCGCGGCTTCTACGACGCCTACGGGATAGACCTGCTGGCAGAGGCCCGCTGGCTCGAACAGGAATCGATCGCGCTCGGCATCCTCCCTGAATTGCGGGAGGCGGCATAGTGGCTCACCGCTTGATCGAGAACGAACGCGACCTGGCCGACTTCGCCCGGTTCCTAGGCAACCTCAAGCTGCCGATCACGGTGGAGTGGGTTCAGGGGCGCGACCGGACCCGCGATCAAAACGCCCTGCAGTGGCTTTGGGCAACCGAGGCAGCCAACCAGCTTGGCGACCGCACGGCGGACGAGGTGCAGCGCGAATGGAAGCTGCGCTACGGCGTTCCGATCCTTCGCGAGGAAAGCCCCGAGTTCCGCGCCGTCTATGACAAGGCGATCAAGCCGCTGCCCTATGAATTGAAGGTGGAGGCCATGCGCTTCCTGCCCGTCACCAGCGAGATGAAGGTGCGGCAGATGGTTCGCTACCTCGACACCATCCAGCGCGAGTGCCTGCAAAACGGCCTGCGCCTCACCGATCCCGACCCTGCGCTTGCGTCCTACCAAGCGCGCTACCGCACAAAGGAGGCAGCATGATCGCCTTCATCCGCCGCAAGCTGGCCGCCTACCGCTTCTCTCGCGAGTTGGAGCGCAATCTTCGCGCCCGCCGCGCCCTCCGACCCCAACGCAGACAGGCCGCCCTCAAGGGCTGGCAGACAAGGAAAGCTGGATGACCTTCGACACGCCCCAAGCATACGCGCGCCACCTGGCTACCTACATAGCCAGCCCAACGAAGATCGAGGCTTACACTCGGCTTGAGTTCGGAGAGGCCCCGCCGCTGCATTGGATTG